GTTCCAGTGTAGTATTCCCTTTGGGGTATTATAGCTCGGTCCATACGGATAGCCATTTGGGTCTGTTCCTCCCGTTTGGATAGCGGCCATTACATCGGTTGCCACCCTGTCGAAGCAATCGCCGCCCCCGGTATACGGAAGCGTGCCCTTGACGCGAAACTTCCGCACGATCGTCAGGTTATCAACGTCGAGCGTGAGGTCAGAGCCAGTGATTAGTTCCAATGTCAGTGCCATTACGTCACGTTCCAGCCCGCCAAGAATCGCTCATAGAGCGTGTGAAGGCTCGCATTTTGTGCCATCCACTCGCCCATCTTGATCAGCATCTCTTTTGTGTTCTCATCGATGGCCGCGATTCCAACAGCCATTTGTTCTTCAGGGCCGGCGACCGCGCCTCCGCCGCCGGGCTGATAACCGGCAATCTGTGCGGCTTTTGCTGAGTAGGTGGCAGTTAGGGCTATGCCGCGGGGAGCAGCAGGAGCAGCAGGAGCCGTCACAACTGCGCCGCCCGGCTGCGCAGTTTCGCCCTTTGCGGCTTCTGTTTGCTTGGCTGCGATTACAGCCGTCTTGACTGCAGCCGTAAAGGCGAATTCCGCCTCCACCACTGCTTTTTCTCTATCGAGTAGTTCCTCGCCGCGAGCTTTGTCTCGCTGTTCCTGTCGCGTATTCAACTCCTCGCCTAGCATCTGTTGCCGTTGCTTCCGTTCTTGTTCGACTTCCTCGAGCTGTTTGTTGCGCTCCCCTTCCATTCCAATTGACACCGCGGGCCGAGCCAGACTGAGCGCCATCCGCCTGGCCTGCTTGTCAATGTCCAATTTCTCGGCCAACCAGTCGGGCATCGCGTCGATCAGGGCTGCGTGTATCGCGATTCCGGTGTGCATCATTGTCGTGAGCAGGTAATTCGTGAACCGGACGTACACCTTTTCCATCCACGCAACCGCATCGGTAAACATCATCGCAAGGCCCGTTGTGGCCTCGTTCCAAATGTCCAGAAATGAATCGCGGAACTCGGCCCATTTCTTGTAGAGCCAGTTGGTTCCCTTGGTCCACTGCAGGCGCATATATGCCCAGAGCACATCGACTGCCGCCTGCAAATCGCCCGCCTTCAAAGCACCCCAGATAGCGCCGAATGCCGTTTTCATTTCCTCGATGATCGGCAACGCCGTGGCTTTGAGTGCTTTCCACGCATGCTGCCCACTCTCGGTAAACTTCACCCAGGCCACGGCGCCGGCTGTCACTGCCGCGACGATGAGACCGATCGGCGATAAGAGAGCCCCGACGATTGCTGCGAGTGTAGATAACACCGTTCCCGTTCCCCAGATCGCGGCACCGAACGCGGTCAGGGCGCCCCCGGCAACGACTAGTGCAGCGCCGACTCCGGCGATAGTCAAGATCAGCGGACCGTTTGCCTTGGCAAACTTGCCGATTGATATCGCGATCTCCTTCGCCCAATCGAGAAACTCTAGCGCCTGATCGGCGAGTGCTGCCCCGATATCGAAGAACATTTGTTTGACTACCCGCCGGATGCGGTTGATGGCGTCCGTCAATCGTGCTGCCTTTTTGACCTCTTCTTCTGTCGGCACAATGCCCAGATCACGCGCCTCTTGGCGAAGCGCAGATAGGTTTTCGATCATGGGCAATAACTGGGTGCCCGACCGTCCAAAAAACATCGTCATCAGTCCAGCACGATACGTCGCATCGCTGATGCCCTCGATGCCGTGCAAAATGACATTGAGTTGTTCCTCCGGCGATTTGCCGACGAGATCGGGAAGCGAGATCTTCATTACCTTGAAAGCAGCTTCAAACCGTGTCATATCCGTCGACAAGCCTAGGGCGACATCGGAGATTGTCTTTTGCATCCGGCGGATACCGGTTTCCAATCCGCCTATAGCCGCTTCTGAATTCTGAAACTTGTCGCTCGACTGCTCTAAGGCAAAGCCCAGTTCGGCGAGACTGCTGGCCGTGATACCAACCCGCTTGCTTGTTTTGTCAAGCACGTTGCCCTGCTCTGCGAACGATTTAACGGCCATCGCGAGCGGCGTGAGAATCGCCGTCCCGGCCGCCGTAACCGTTGCCCCGGCCATCATCGTGTTTCGACCCCACGATCGGAGATGATTACCAGCGTTATTCAGAGCGCCGACAAGCTGCTTCTTGAAGTCGTTTTTGAGGAAGAGCCGCACAAACGCGCGGCCGGCTTCGATCTCTTTCTTGCTTATCATCTCAGCCTCTTCCCGCTTGCTTGTGCATCTCGCGCTCGCGCTCTACGGCCGCCTTGGCCTCTCGCATCGCCGGCGTGTCAGGCACGCCGTAATTACCCCATTCAACAATCTCACCCGTGCGGATGAATCGCCCGGCGTCGAATCGCTTCTCTTGCCATACCAGCGCCCGCACGTCGACGGCCAGTGCCCGCCGCGCTTCACGCGCAGCCGCCGCCATCAGCCAAAGGTCTCGGAGGGTGAGCCCTTTGGGGCTGATTCCGCACTCTCCGGCGAATCGTCGGCAAGCGTCGACGGCATGGCAGCCGGGCCGGATGCAGACTCCTCGCCCGCGGATGATGGCGAATTCCCACCGCCCGTCATCCCGTCGCGAATCAGGCCCATCCATTCCCGCTGGAGTTCCGGCGTCATCTTCATGAGGTTGTTCGCCAGAAGCACTTGTTCCGGCGTCATCTCCGGTTGGTTCTTCCGCGTTGTCAAACGCAACTGCATCTCGGACCATTCGCTCTGCGGGAAAAAATCCGCCAGCGCCTCGAGTACCGCCTCCCGCGCCCGCGTGATGGCGTCCTTACGGATCTGCTTTTGGAATTCGGCCGCCGGCTTGCGACGTTCTTTCAACTGCTCATCGCACGCCACGGCCAACATCCGAATGAGTGCCTTGGCATCTCGCTCGATAGCCAATAGCCCACCGGCTGACAGATCCGCGAGATCCACCTTGGCTTCTTTCTCGATCCGATCGAGCAGAAAGCCGTCGAACTCTACCCGCCACTCTTGCCCCAATGCGTCTGTGAACTTACTCACAATCCTTTCTCCCAGCCCGATAGGAAAAACACCCTGCCGGCTCGGGCACCGGCAGGGCGCGAGGGGCTGCCGGGCCGACTGGACATCGGCTCGACAGTTGCTGGCTCATTACGGCGTCGCGTCGAATAAGGCAACGCAGTAGATCGTCGCGGTGCTGCCTGATGCGTTCGTGATGAAAACACTGGTGACATCCGTAGTAAGCAGAAACGAATCATATGACTGCGAGTGCCACACGTAGGGCTCGTTGGCCTTCAGGGCAATTGTGTCGTCCGGCGTGCTTCCGTCGTTAGTCTCGAACGTCACGTCTTGATCTGATTCGAGGTAGAAGGACTTGCACGCCGATACGTCGAGATCAAAGTTGATTTCGTAATCTGTCTGGCCTGTGGTAACGGTTTCGCCGTCGATCAGATTGACGCCGGCTTGTGTGTTGCCGATCTCCTTGCTCCGCGATATACCAGAGCCCGCAACGCCAAGCGTGAGTGTATGGGTGGCCATTTGTTACGCCTCCGTGTCTTCGTGTACTGGTGCGGCATCGGGCGCGGCATCGGGCGAAATGATGGACCGAATTGAAACGGTCTCCCACGGCGGGTCGTCACCTGTCTCCGAATAGTGCACCTCGCCATGATAAAGCCCGTCGGCCATTTCAAGACGCCCGATAAAGCCAACAACTCTTTTGCCCGTGTCTACGTCCAGCTTTCCGATTGCTCCGTTGAGTTGACGTAGTGTGTCTTTTGTAATGCGAATCATGGATTCGCTCCCTTTCGGTTACGTTGTCACAAAGTCACGACCATAAGCTGACGTCGGGTGTAACTCGAATTCCACCGTCTGCCCCTCAGCGATGGGCCCCGGGCTGCTGTACTTGATCCAGCAGTCGCCGTCGAACGCGACTTCACCCGATACAATGCGCTCAAACTTGAAAGCCTTCCCGACCGGCGGATTTGCGTCGGCTGCAGCCAGCAACGCCGTCATCGCGGAATCACTATCGTGATAGATCATCGAAAACGTCGGCTGCGAATTCTTCTTCACCGGGTACTCGTCCATTTGCGGCACCTTCGACCCGTCGCCGCGATCGGGCAAATCAACGAAGTCGAAATCGGCGCCGCCGGGATCGGCGTCGACTACGTTGTCATCGATTTTCGTGGTTGCTGTACTGCCGGCCGTCCCGTAGTAGACGACCATCTCGTGGCCTTTGCGTTTCTTCGCCATCGCATGGTCTCCAATGAAAAGGGGCCGCACGGTCTCCCGCGCGGCCCCCGAAGACCACGACAGTTCGGGCTGCCTAGCCGGGCATGACTCCGACTTCTCACCCTGGAGTGCCGCCGAAAAACCGGCGGCCCTGGTTTCTGGTTGTCAGCCAATCGCCCCTTTCCACTCTCGGTGAAAGCGGGCTAGGTTTCGTTCCAATGCTGGAAGCATGGTAGGTCGCTGAGGGAATCGCACCTTGCCGCGTCGCCGGCCGTGCTCGTGTACCTCCATCGCCTGATCGATCTTGCTTGCGGAAAATCCGATCACGGCGCCCTCTTTGTCTGCCTTGTAGAGGATCGCGCGGCGTGCCAGTCCTCCACCGCGACCACGTTTAGTGCGGATTGGCCCGCCCGGTGGACCTGGCTCCGCATGAGCCCGAATGCTTTTGCGAGCTGCCTTACGAATGCTTCTGGCCGCGTAAAGGAAGCTGCGATAAGCCCCCTTTTCAGCAGCCTTTTCAAGTTTGTCTTTCCCCAGTGCAATACTGCGAGTATCTATACCGGCCTGAATAGCAAGCATGTCTTTCGGGACATACTGACCGCCCCGATAATGCTTGCCGGCGATCGTTTCACCACCCACCGCGGCGCGTCTGGATTGAATGCTCATCATCCGCTCGCTATTCGCTTTGTTCGCAAAAGCCATTCCAGCCCGCCCGCATAGCTTTCCGCGGCAGGCATGTTGGGCTGACTCATCACTTCCCACGTCACACTGTCCGCATCGACCAGCCGATCCCCAGCAGCGGGCGTGACGGCTGATCCGTTGATGACGTAATCCGCTTTTGCCACGAGCCACTCCCGGTCGATGAACGAGGTCTTGACTCCCATCCGCGTTTGCGTCTGAATCTCCGAGCCCTGCCCCGTCCATGAGACAGGCACGCCGATAGTCGAGTTTGCCCCACGACTCAGCGTGATTGTCTCGCCGAACAATGAGGCGAATGACGAAACGGTCTGAGCATATACATCGTCAAACACCGTCATCGCCGAAGCTCACACTGCCAAGTCGGTTGACCTCATCCGCGCAAAATCGACCCGCAGATCGGCGGTTGTGTCGTTGCTGGTCTTCTCGATGTGAACCAAAAGCTTCATGGGGCCAGTCGCAGCGTCCAGCTTGAAGACCGAAGCGGGCAGCACATTCACTCCGTCGATATAGAGTTGGATGTCGTCGATGTTGCGGCAATCGATCCACACCTCGTGAAACGTGTCGTCAACGGCGTCCACCGTGGTGTCTGTCGCCGCGACTTCAGTGGTCCCGTCATCACTCTCGGCATTGATGTCCAACGCATTGCCATCAAGATGGAAGAACACGGCCTCTGTGATCGAATCCGCGTCGCTGGCGTGTGTCGCGTTCGCGATGCCATAGTTGATGTCAAGGGCAGCATCGTCGCCCTTGTCATACACCGCCACACGAAGCTCAGCGATGCCGAGATCAGCAACGGGAATCGCATCGTCCGACAAAAGATCCGCCTTCGCCGCTTCCGCCACCGCATCAAACGCCAGCGTGTAGACGTGCGAGCCGACCATGTTCTGCAGCGTGCCGAGTCCGTTCGTTGCCGCGTTGGTGAACGGGGTGACGCCCAGCTCGATTTGATAGGACGGCTTTTGATTCAGGTCAACGTCAACGGTAGCATCAGCCGCCGCCGCGTCAGTCGCTGCCTTGCCCATGTGGAAATCGCCATTGGCCGCGTGAAAGTCGGCTTTATTCGCCGACCGATCCCAGTAGACGTTGCCGCCCGTCAGCAAATTGATGGATGCCGTCTTGAGCACCCGCCACCGACCGTTCGTCGCCACGGTGATTTTGTCGCCGCTGGCATAGGCCGTGCTGGAAGCATCGGCCCCGAGCACCACCGCGGCCCGGCCGTCGTCGAGTTGGAGGACTTGCCCGGAGGCGCCGGCTGCGGGAGCGGTAATCTGCTCCGTCTGCAATCCGCCTGGGGCTTCGAGCATGATCGCTTCGGCTGTTTGCGCCATCGTTTGTTTCTCCTAAATGGAAGTTGTTGTTGCGATTCAGGCCGGGCTAGCTGTTGCCCTTGTAAAGACCCCGGTAGTCCACGGCCGACGCGCCGATATCGTGCTTGATGTCCCACGCGGTACCCCACTGGCCGGCGGCCAATTCGCGCCGACGCAACTGCGGTATCCCGCCAGTTCCGCGCCGACGCAAAACCTTGATCGTCCGGCGTGATCCAGCCAGGAAGTAATTGGTAGCCGAACCGGTGTAAGCCGTCCCGCTAATCGGATCAGTTACGCCGGTCGCATCGATCCGAGCTTCAGGCACGGCAACTATGCCTTGTCCGGAAAGCACGTTGACCTCCGTAAAGACTGCATCGGTGTCGCCGGTGTAGAAGAGTCGGGCCGAAGTCAATAGCTCCTCAGCCGTGAACTTCAGGGCGGGCGGCACAATCAAAAACCGCGGCCGGACGTTGATGACCTTGGCATCCTTGCCCGTTCCGATTCGTCGGCCCATCATCGCCGTGATAGCAGCCTTCAGGCCAGCAGAGCCGAGCGCCGTGCTGCCGAGGTTGGCATGCCCGCCCGCGGTCGTTTCCGCCGTGGAATTGAACAGAGCACCGTTCGTCGCGTCCAGGGCCGCATTCGCCAACAGGATCGAGTAGACGATATCAGGACGAACGCGCCGGGCTGCCATGCCCATTTCCCGTGGCATCGTCAGCAGGGCGCCAAGCCGATCGTTCAGGATGTCCATCTCGTCCACTACGAACTGCTTGGAGAAACGATACATCTTGTACGTTTCATAGTTGTCCTCGGCCGTCGCATGCTTGGCCGTCCCGCCCTTGGTGTGCAGGTCGAGCCCAGACTTGGCATCGAGTGTGATGTCCTCTTGTTCGAGGAAGTTGGGCACGTCCTCTTCTTGGCACCAGCCACTGCTATCCCCTTCCTCTTCCCATCCCGCGATCAGTTCGGCGTAGATGTTCGTCGTAAAGACACGATCAAACGACGTACCGCTGACGGCTTCGCGGATGGCGTCTTCCGGGTCACGGACGTGTCGACCGCCGTCCAGCCGGACGCACTCACGCATCAGGTCGACAGCCGAGAGTTGGCGGAATTCGTCGCCAAAGTCGGCGTCCTGTTCGGTGATCCGCTCCGATCGCCGCAACCGGCGGCCATCGTGCATCGTCATACTAACGGGGTCATGGCCGCTGGCGATCAGCATTCCCGCTGCCAGACTCCGTACAGTGCATGAAGTTTCGTGGCTTCGGCTGTGCCCGGCCGGGGCGCGGGCGCCCGGCTGTCGGTTCGTGCGGATATGCTCAAGGAACATTCGCCGAGCTTCTTCCAGCGTCGGGCTCTGCTCCGCAACTCGCAGTACAACATCCGCCGGAATCGCGTCACCAGCTTCTGCCCGCAGTTCGGCGACGGTCGCCGGTTGCGGCTGCTGATCGGTGGCGTCGTCTCGTCGATCGTCATTCGGCGAATCATCGCCCTGATCATCGGCCGAATCATCGTGTTGGGCGGCCAGGCCCATCAGATGCCGATTGGCTTCCGCTCGCTCGTCGCCTTCCAGCCCGGCGAGATACTGCCACGCTTCAGCGTCGGTTGCCTCGGCTCGCAAGCCGATACTTTCGAGGTACTCTCTGAGTTCTTTCGGCATCTTGATGCCTCCTGTTATGAGGATGTCATTTCTGGTTTTGGCTGCCTGATCGGCGCCGATCGGCACCACAGACACCTCTCGCAACTTCCAAGCCGTCGCGATTCGCAATCGCAGTTTTCCGGCTTTGTAGTCTTTTCCATCAATCGATGCGGTATTGCCGGGCTCAACTTCGGTGGCCGCAGTCACCCGGTAGCCTATAGAGACGTCGGTCATGTGGCCTTGTCGGTACTTATTCCAGGCTCGCTCACTGGCTTCATCCCCGTCAACGAACCCCAGCCGGCCGACAAATCCGCGCACGCCATCGATCTCTTCTGTTTTGATCCCCTTGACAGACCCCAATACATCATCAATCGAATACCGACTGTGCACGTTCAGCAGCGGGAGCTGTCGGGGAACGTCGGCCCCATCGACCAGCAGAATCTCCTCGATGATTTCGCCGCTTCGCCAGTCGTAGACCGCGACGCGCGATTCCGTAGTCAACACTGCCTCAATTGTGCGGGCCTCTTCGTTTACGGTAGCAATCCGCACTTCCATGTGGCGCGTTAGCAAGTCGCGGTCTTCATCGCGTGTACCATCGTAGGGGAGGTGTGTTCTCATCATTCGCTCTCCGTCATCAGTGCCGCCGCCGCCGTCGTTTCTGCCGCCTCTTCCATGTAGTCCGGTAAGGACAGTCCAGCCGCTTCGAACGCCTCGCGTTCCCGACGAAGTTCTTCGATGTGCTGAGCCAGGGTCTTCTTTCGACTCGTGAGAATGTCCGTCAGCGTCTTGACGCGTGTCCGCAAGTCGACCTCGTTTGCCTTTGCCGTTTTGAATGGCTCCACCTCATCGATCTGCGGCCAAGTCCACTGATAGACAACGGTTGGTGGAATCCGCCGCAACGCTGGCACCGTGAAGCGACCTTCCTTTGCCACCTCGTCGACGAGTCGGTTCAGCACGCCAGCTGACTTTTCGGTGCCACTTAACCATGCCTGGAGACAGGCGACGGCGCGCCGGTAACTCGTCATGTCGAGGCGAGCGGACGCCCATGAGTGCTTGGCGGCATCGAGTCGGACCATTAAACGCGGCATGCCCACCGGTCGGCCCAATTCGATTTGCCGCTCCGCCCGATAGTCGGGATACTGGACGGGCGGCTGCGTTGCTGGGTTCACCCATGGTTGCCAGTGCGGCGGAGCCATGTTGATTGTCCGCCGCTGAAATGTCGACGACTCCGGCAACTCCCAGTACGGCGCGTCCGGCGATGTCGTGTAGAGCAGAACCGACTGATCAGCCATCAAGCGGGCCGCGTCTTGCACCTGGTCATCAAAGTCGCGGAGATCGGCCGATAATTGCAGCCCGGTTGCCTGGAAAGGGACCCCCCGGACCTGATCCTCTTCGTGGAGCAGAAACTCGTGAATGATCAAGTCAGCCGGCCACGGCGTCGATTCGGTCGCTATCCCGCTCGTGCCCATGCCCGCTTGATCGTCGATCCAGTATCGCTTGGGGCGACTCAACTGGTCGAACTCAATCCCCATGATGATGTTATCGTTGCCGATGGCGGTCATCGGAGTCGAAAGCCGCCGCGGGTGGCACGGCCAGAGCCGCATAGTGATCGGGCCGTCAGCGTTCGGGTCGGTTACCAGGCGTGCGAGATACTCGCCGCACTTCCAGAGGTTGCGAATCCAGAGCTTGAGCATCGCGGCGCCGGAAACATTGGTCCGCGTCGTCGGGGCCGCAAACCAGTCTTGCCAGGTCGATTCGAGCGCCGAGTTGTACAGGTCGTCATCACTGAGCACTTGGAGCATTGGCCCGTCCTGACCCACGATGTCGTCAGCGTGGGTGTTCATCATGCCGAGGATGATGCCGTTCTGTCGGCTCTCATAGATCGACCGCGACCGAAGCGCCTGCAGATGCTCCATCAACCAGGTGTTGATGGATTCGTCGTCCGCGTGGGTCCAGTGAGCCGAGTTCAAACGCGTGCTCTCGGCCGCTTCCCAGTACCGATAAGCATCCATCCACCGCGGGATTGATTCAGGCCGTCCGCCTTTGGTGCGGACCCCGTTGTCTGTTGCCGCCATCCCAACGATGAGCGTCTGAACCATCGCTTGAGCCGCGCTACTCATCAGGTAGCCCTCGCGTAGGTGACTTTCGACGTCTGGAACGGTCCAGTTGTCGAATCGGCGGCGATCTTCGCTGCCATTTCCTTTCGACATTCCCGAATCATGTCCGGGATGCTCTGCGGATTGAACGTATACGACTGCTGTCCCCCGCTGCTGCCGCGGGAAGCATTGGGCATGGAGGCCAAGCGAGTCTGTAGCTGCATCAGACTCGAGATCGCCGCCGACCAATCCTCAGAAGCCATCAAGGCGACCGCTGCAGCGTATAGCGTTTCGATCTGGGAGATGCTCATACCCAGATTCTAAGTCGGGCGTGGCTCGTAGAAACCAGCCCGTTTCTACGTCGTAGAAACGGGCTCAACGCTCTTGAACGAGTGGCTGCACGCCCTGCACTTGTGGTAGCGGATAGTCGAGACCCCTTCTTTGCGGGGCATCGTGCGGGCTACGCGAGTGTCTTTCGAGCCGCATTTTGGGCACTGAACCGATTGATAGATGACGCCTCGTGTGGCGCTTGGCGGGGATTCCTGGCTCTGGACCGGCGGGGCTTGGGATTCGACCGGCGGCGATTCCGACAGTCGAAAATGAAATCCAAGTCCGCAATGCCGACAGCGTGCCCGACCAGTCTGATACCATGTATGCTCCGCGGGCGTCAGGATCGCCGTGTCGGTGCATCCGCACCGCGGGCAGGCCGGGCCGTCGCAACGATCAAGAGCGATGCTGCTCATCTAACTACCGTTTCTGCCACACCTTCAGCGTCGTTTCGATGTCTGTCGCTCGAACCAGCCCCCCTCCGGTCCCTTCGCCTTTATCCCGTGCTCCCGGAGGTAACACGCCGCCGCTGTCCCCAGATACCCAGCGTCGAGCCAGTGATTTGCTCGTCGGATCTGCTCCCATTTGACCGCTGCCCGCTTGCCGGCCTTCCAGAGGTGTACCTGCCGCTCTGCGGTCACTTGGGCGGACCAGTCAGCATGCTCTGCGGGGTCTGCCACCTGATAGAGTCGGATGGCCCCGGCCTCAGTCGCTGGCATTTTCAGCCGGCTCTGAAAGTCGGCTTTCCAGGCGTCCGCATCAACGTGGATCAGCAATATCCCCCGTTTGGTTTGCCAGGTTCCGTGATATCCTCGACCGATCAGCCGGATGGACTCCGACTTTTGCCGCGGCGCCAGGTAGCCCGCTCCGCCGCCGTACACGCCGCCTCCATGGCCTTTGGTCGGCCGGTAGACGTTGTGGCCGCTCGCCCGACAGAACGCGTACACGCCCTCCTGGTGCTCTGCATAGCCGCTATCAATCCAGACTTGGGCCGGCTTCCATGTCCGACCGGTCGCGTCCAACCAGCCGGCGCCCCAATAGGTCGCCAGCCTTTCCAGCGCAGTCATGAGGGCCCGCGTTACGCCCAGTGCTTCCCATTCGGTTTGCTGCTCTCCGTACTCGATGATCACGTCGGAGCCGTCTGCCTGAACGGCGTGGGTCGACCAGTGCAGTCGTCGCTTGCCGGTGTCAGCACCGACGGCCAGGCCCAGCGTCCCCGCGGGCACCTCCCCACGCTTGGTATGGTGTTGCCGATCGGATACGAGCGTCGGATCGAGGTGCGTCAGGTCCACATCGGGGGCCTCGTGTGGGATCGCCCAGACGAATTGCCGGGCCGCTCGCTCAGCCGACTCCTGGTTGATGTCCCCGGCAGTCAGCCACTCATCTTGGCCGAGACGGCTAGTCGAGACGAAGGGATTGTCGAACGCAGACCACTGCAACCCAAACGTCTCAGTTCGCGGTTCGGCCCCTGTGATCTCGCCGTCTGGCGTCACCTCTTGTCCGCGATGCACCAGCATCGTCTGTTGCATGGCCTGTTTGCGTCCGCGGTCACCGAACGTCCCAGAACACGCAGGGCACTCCCAGCGGGCCCCGTCACCGGCCGCGTATTGATCAGCCCCGTTCTGCCAGCCGATGAGGTGCTCACGTTCCCATGTTGTCCAATAGCCGCAGTGCGGGCAGGGGTGATACAGTCGGCTGTCGGTCCCGTTGGTGATCTCCTGCCATATCCGGCCTCCGGGGATTGATACGGTGCATTCGAGCAAGATCATCCGGCCGAAATCACGAAAAGCGTTCGTCCGGGCCTCCATCTGCCGAATCGGGTCGGCCTCCCGAGATGTCTCCCCAGGCTCGTCATATTTGTCGACTTCGGTCATGACTAGGTTGCGTGTTGTCGGGCCGGCAAGCCCGGCGTCCCCCTGTCCGGCACTCATGAATTTCAGGCGAGCCCCACAGGTGAATGTCACAGCGCTCTTGATTCCGCCGCCCCTCGAGCCTTCGCCCCGCGTCGGCATCTGCTCGGGAAAGCTCGCCTCGATCGTTGGCCGGAAGTCGACTTCCCATTTCTCAGCGGCCAAGCGCATATCGGGGATGCCGACGAAGACGGTTTCGGCCAGCTCGAAAAGGGTATAGCAGACTGGGATTACGAATCCCAATAGGCTCTTGCCGCACTGGCCTGGACCAGTCAAGGCGTAGCGCTGCCACCGTCTTGATTGCAGCGCTCCGAACCATGGCCGACTGACAGGATGTCGATCGTGTCGATAGCGGCGCCCGGCGTGGGGACCGGACGGTAGCCGGATGTGCTGCTCTACCCACTCAACCAGTGGCGTCGGCAGTTGGGGAATCAGCAGGCTGGACAGCCGCCGAAGTTGTGCTTGTTCGGTGTGTGTCGCAGGGTCGCCCAATAACACTTTCCACCTCACGCTCAAATTGCTCGACGGCCTCCCGCCATGCGTTGGCCGTGCCGTTTCCATGCTCGCGGATCTGTTCTTCTGCAAACTGCCGTAACGGCAGAAATGCCGCCTCCGTCATTTGCTGGAACAATTCCACCGAGATGATCTCCTTTCGCCTCTCCGCTAAGCTCAACTCCGCGTCTTCCGCCCGCGCTAGGCGCCACCGCTCAAGGGCTGGTGTATCGTCCTGGACATCCATTAGCGGGTCATAGTCGTCGGCCGCGTCCCCCTTGCTGGGTGGTCGACCGCGTCCCCGTCGTGCCGGGCCGTGAATCAGCCACCACTCAAAACAGTCCTTCAGGTTGTAATCGCCTCGAACGCCAGGTAGCGGGACCGGCGCCGCCCGACGCCAGGCGTCGATCGTGTGAGTCGACACGCCGAAAAACGCCGCGAGTTCGGCTTGAGTCTTGACGACCCACTCGCGCGGGGGAAGCCCGAGCACATCGCGAAGCTCGGACGCCCGCTTTTCAGCCGTCCGCAACGCCTCAAGCAGTTCGTCACGTTTGCTCTTGTCGCGTTTCCGCATGGGTCCTATTATTCCCTTTTTACCCTGCGGTGCGCGAAAACGGCCAACAAAGGCCGGGAAAGC